GCGATTTCCATGGCGGTCTTCTGCGACACACCATTTTCGTTACCCCCCCCTCCGGTCGAGCCAGCAGTTCTGTTCAACCATATGGCATAATTAGCATTGCTACCTGCAGAATATACTTGATAAGTCACAGTACTCGTTGTATTAGGTGAGTCTATCCACGTGATCATGGCTTGTTGGGGTGTGCTATCTGTATTATTATCATAAGATGCCGTGGTCACACCACTGTGATCTACCTGACCAGACACCGTGTTGTATCCAATTTGAACACCATCCCGGTATATTCTGAAAACATTGTCGTGGTGGGCTTCATACTCTATCCGCCATATCAAATAAATTTTCGAATTTGAGAAGTGCGGTTTGATGGAAAGATCGAGCGGAGAAACGTGTACAGACCCAGCGGATGAATACGCGACCTTGTCGTGCACTTGCGCGGAGACGAATTGCACGGGCACCCCGGGTGCGTACAAGGGTGCCGCGATGTGCACTGGCTGAGCGATGACGTTACCGAGGCGACCCATATCGTAGAGACGCTTGACCTCTTCGGCTGTGAGGACGACGTCCCATATTTTAGGGTTAGACATGTAACCGTCTAAGAAAGATCCTGGTGTAGTTACGTCCGCGCCAAAATAGATTGGATATGATGATGGTAGTGTGATGCTAGTGGTACCACCCGAAACCTGTGTCCCCTGTGACAATTTTACGTTATCCATGTATATGTTCACGTTATCTACACCACCCGTTCCGTCCCATGTAACTGCCATGTGGACCCAATTGTTGGTCGTAAAAGTGTAAACATAATCCCGATATGCAACTCCAAGTCTTGACTCTACCCTAAAAACGTTATTACCAACATAAATTGTGAAGTTCGTAAAACTTCCACTACTTGCAGCTCCAAAAGAATACACAACTTTCCATTGCCCTGCTGAATGGAAATTTATCCAAGCTGAAAAGGAATGTGCACCACTAGTTTCTGTCAAGTGCGCACCCGATTTTGTGGTGATATAATCATTCGAACCATCAAACACTAACGCCTTCTCCGTGGCGTCGTAATATGGGTTGTACGCTGCACCCCCGTAAGTATTCTCTAATAGACCATCCAACCCCCTCCCCGACGTATCCCGCACCACCCCATTCTCCATGGGGTTCGTCGAGGTGTTGTATTCCACCACGAGCCGGTCCCGTCGGGGCGTGTCGTCCGCGTCGAGCGGTGGTCCTATGCGAGGCACCGTGAGGTTTTTGGTGAGTTTGAGTTCCCCATCGTGCAGGGTGGATTGACCACGCTCGCGGGTGCCGAAATATCTATGCGTCTCATACTGCCAAGTGGAGTCGCCCCGTACTTTGGTCACAATCATCGCCAATTGACTAAAATATTCCGTACTGTTCAATGAAAATTGAGTTTCGCTACTGATAGTTTCACCGGTAAAAGATTTGATTACCGTCCAAGTCACGCCATCGTTACTTCCAAGTATAGTGAAATCTTCCGGTGAACGATTGCCACCGTTTCCAAGTGAGAGTGCATCAACCTTAATTCTATAGGGCATTTCAAGAACTATGTACGCACCGGTAATACCCGAACCAGGTAATTGCGTCGTTCCATTATAAGCGTAATCTGTCCCACCAAATGTATAGGCATCTGCATGATATATATCAGTTGAATCATTGAATGCTTCCCACGCATGATAACCATGAGACGACGCATAATCGGTTTCACCGGCATACACCTTAAAAACCCCATGCCCGTCCATGTACGTTTCGTAACCAGTCATCGCCCTCGGTGGGAACTCCTCAGATTCGTGAGCCTCGTCCATCACCGTCAAAGCCGCCTCCGGTGTAGTCGTCCCGATACCCACGTGTCCCTTGTACACCGAGACGGACGACGTCGCCACACCGAACTGGTCCTTTTGCGCGTCCCACAGTTCGAGGGCTTGCTCCTCGTGGAGATACTTGTCGTACACCCGGAAGTTCGCGACCTTGCCGTCCAAGCCCTCGCCGACGCGGGCGACGATGTCGAGGTCTCCTTCTTCGGTGCCGAGAAGTTCTATGTTTTTTATATGAAATCGAAGACCATTACCGTCAATACTTCTTATTACGACGGCGTGATACTTAAAATAATTTGAGTTTCCAGATATAGTAAGGGGTGCTACGTCGTTTGTATAAGTACTCGTAGATTGTTCGGCGATTAAAGTCCAACCCGTAGTAACAGTGGGTGCAGAATTTTTTCCAAGAAAAGCAATACTACCCGGGCTTCTCGACGCGGACAACCCGTCACGCGTTAAATTAAACCCTGTGATTTTGAGTTTTCTCGGTGATTCCAATATAATATATTCTCCGCCGTGTTCCGTGCTAGACGTATCAGTGAGTCCACTTGATGTATTTTCTACACCAGCACTAGTGTATTTTTCATCAGACTTCCAGTAAGTTGAATTATCTTCATCGAACACATGCCAGGCGCGATCACCGTCGGAGAGTGTCTCATTACTCGCCGTCACCACATACCCCCGATGTACGTATCCAGTCATCGCGATGTGCGGATATTTCACCACTGTCGAGAAAGGGAAGCGAGTGAAGTCGTTCTCTTTGTGGCCGTAGAAACGCATATGTTCGACGACCAGTGCGTCTTCACCATTGATGTTTTTACACAGGAACATGAGATATTTATAGCCAGTGGAAGTATTTATAGGAAAAGTTTGTGTAGCTTGGTTTAACGTTGTCGTAGACGATAGAAGTAAATCCCAATTCGTGTCGTCATTGCTACCTAATATGACCCAAATAGTTGCGAGACGTGTTGAGCTAAATGTACCCCCATTTGTAAAGTATACAGAAGATGGTACCAATTTGTGTGGCATTTCTATTTTGTTCCAGTGTCCATTGTGTGTCCCACCGTCTGAATCCGTAAACGTATCACCGTCAATGGCTGCGTATGGAGAAGATGAACTGTATTTACTAAAGTCGGTCATCCATACACCAGCAGTCGTAGAAGTCGTATAACTTACAGTGGGATTGTGTGCACCCCATGCGGGTCTTTTATTATTACTATCCGTTAAATATTCACTACTCGCACTCACCCTATACCCATACTGCGAGTTTCCCGTCATCGCAAACGATGGGTACTCCCCGGACGTGTCTTGCACTTGAACATCCCCCAACTTTCGACCGTCGAGGTAGCACGTGCGTAGACCACCACCCCCTTGTGTGGCGTACACGAGATTGTGCCACGTGTTTGCCGTGAGGAACTGGTTATCACCACCATCGATCCAACCCAGGTGTCCCGTTTCGGTCAATGAGATGGCGGTCTTCGCGTCAGCCTCACCCGCTTCGGTCCCCACGTGGAATAGTGTGGCATTCGAGGTCACGTTGGCACAGTTAAACCACAGGGACACGGAGTGTGGGTGCGTCCCCTCCATCGCAAAGTCCCCGGTAGACATCGTCACGTTCGAGGTCGTGAGGGACGAGAACGACCAGGCGTTCCCGGAGAAACTCTCGCTGTTATCGGTGAGTGTGTGTCCCTCCCCGGAGTAGTCCGTCGGGGTCGACCCCTTATCGCCATCGATGTACAACTTGACACCCGTCGTATCCGGAAGGTTGAACTGGGACGTGATGGTGGTGTCCACGGATGTGTCGGGGTCCGAAGTTTCTTCGTAGCCGTAGAGTTCAAGTTCGCCTATTGAAGCACCCTCTTGACCGTTAGTTTTTACAACAACGAAAGCGTACTCTAAATAGTATTCTGTAGCATCGATAGTTTGATTGGTTGTGTTCCACGCTCCTGTATCTGTTCCACTTGGTATCTCATATGTATAATTTTTCACATGTGTCCACGTACTTTCGTTTCTTCCATATATATCAACTTCATACGGCATGTGCATATTGGGTGCATTCACGACAATGTTTTTTAGTTTTATCTTTGAAGGTAATTTTATAATAAGGTATTCACCGATACTCGTATTCGTGTCGAGTTGAGTTTGAGGTGATGACGGTTTCAAAGCAGACGGCGTTGCAGTGCTCTCATTATTTACGTAAAGATCGTCGGTTCTCCAGCGAAAGCTCAAGTCGTTAGATATACCATCAAATGCACCATATGCAGCATTTGTGGTGTTATTGTTTTCATCACTCGCACTCGCCACATACCCACCTACACCAACATTACTCGTCAACGGCACCTCCGGATACTTCCGCAAAGGCACCGGACCTCGTGCGTGCGGACCCGTTTGGTCAACCACCGTGTTCCCACCCGTGATGGCCGCCGATGCCATCTCGACCTTCCCTCCATCGATCGCGAACGATTCGGTGAAGAGACGCCATTCACCTAAAATGAGGCGACCATTATCAGCATTACCCACAATATTTGTAACAACGATGGCGTAGTATTTGTAATGTTCCGTTGCGTCTACGACGAATTGTTTTTGCACATCATCCGTATAATCATCACCAGTTATTCCACTAAAAGAACCCAAAGTAGTCCAAGATGTATTATCATTTGAACCGATAATTGAAAATGAACTTGGCATATTGAGAACGTTACCGTCCCGTGATTGCAAAGATATATGTCTCAATTTTGTCTTGTATGGGAGTTCTAATTGGACCCATTCACCGGTCACACCACCGAGAGACATTCCACCTGTATGTGCATATGGCGATGTAGTCGCGTAGGACACATTGGACGAATAACCACCACCGACCTGAGCATTTGTCTTATTAAATGTTTGCCATGATGGATGATTGTTAATACTCCCCTCACTCGACGCCGTCACCTTGTACCTCCCATGTCCATCGACCACCGTAGAATCACCCGTGAGAGCCGCTGGTGGTTGTTCGCTCACGATGGAGAGTTTGTTCGAGATGAGCCCACCGGAGTCCTCGAACTCTTGGGTGGTGGCGTTCCATGTCACGAGGTTCGACGCCGTGGTCGCCAGGGTGGGGTCGGACACGGACACCTTACCGAACGTCGCGACGTTGGTGGTGACGTTTCCGTTTTCGAGGATGTCATCGAGTTGATATATGATGGAGAGTGGGATGGTGTTGATTGTGAGGCTCGTCGTCGTGAGTTTGAGGACGTTCGCTTCGCCCCCAACGTTCAGTTTGTAGTCACCGGGGTCGACGTTGATTCCAACGTTCCCGTGTTCGTCTATGCGCATCCTCTCCGTGTTTTTCGTGGCGAAGGTGATGTGTTGCTTGGTCGCGTCCGAGAGCGCGCCCTCGATGGTGATGTTGGACTCGTTGGAGTTCCCGGCTCTGAGCACCAATCCGGTGTACTGATTGTCGGTGTCCGTGTCGTTCGCGTTGAGGTTCAACTGTCCCGCGCTCCGGAGGTACACGTCGGAGTTTTCGTCCGTGTTAGCGGGACCCCCGAGGCGAAGGTGCCCGTCGACGTGCAGACCGGCGACGCCAACGTCCGCGCTGTTCGGTTGGATGCCGATGCCCGCCATCTTTTGGGTCACGAACGCGGTCGTGGCGTTGTTAAACTCCAGGGTGTTCGTGGTGGTGTTCCCCAAGTTGCTCGTTTGTTGGAGGCTGTACCCCGGTAAAATTTCTATGGACCCCAGTGTGAGTTTGTGTGAGATGTACGCGTTTCCTTGCACGCTCAGGGTGTTCCCGTCGGTCCTCGCGTCGTCGACCCAGAGGTTAGACCCGACCGCGAGGGTGTGTTCCGGAAACAGGTTCCCCACGCCCACCATCCCGGTGGTCACCAGGGAGGTGGCGTTTCGGAACTCCACGATGTTGGATGTGACGTTCCCGTTCAGGATGATTTCTTCGAGGGTGGACGCGATGTTATCCAACTGGGAACCGTCCCCGATGAAGGTCGTCGCGGTCACGTTCCCGGCGACCAGGACGTTCCCCACGGACACGTTCAGACCGGTCACGACATTGGAGAGGGTCACCTGTTGATCCGTGGTGGCACCGAATTCTGAGACGGATTGGAAATCCGTGACGAGGTTCGAGAGGAGCCCACCGTCGCCCTTGAAAAAAGACGCCTCGACGTCGCCGAACACGTTGATGGTGAAATTGTTCGCTTCGTCCATCACGATGGTTTCGTCCGACGCGGCGTTGAGGGTGTGCCCGAACCTGAGCGCCGGTTGGTCCTCATCGTAGTACACGATCACGTTACTGTCCGAGGACGCCCCGAGATTTCTTGAGATCAAGATGCCCGTGTTACTGGAGCTCGATGTGTTCGCCGAAAGTTCCAGAATCCGCTTCAGTTGAAGGTTCCCTTCTGGAATCTCAACCTCGCCGGCGAATGTCTGGAGATTTGTGGCCATCTATACTCTAACTACAGAAAAGTTCTGTGTGCAAAAATAATGCATACATTTTTGTCGACACGAAGTAGAACAATGTACTTTAAAATCGAGAGGCGCATCAAGACGCCCGGGGAACGCGCGGTGTATTGGTCTGGTGATAAGTACATCACGTACACGTCCGTGGACGCGGACGGGAAAAAGTGTCTGGTGTACGAGAGTTTCAACGGTGACTGGGAGCCCACCGGAGAGGAGCGGCGGGTTTTCGGGGAGAACTTGGAGGCGAGGGACCCGGTGATATGTCGCGTGGGTGAAAAAATCTTCGTCGTCTTCAACGGTCTGTCCCCGTTTCAAAACCAAGAGCGGTGCATGTGGATGCACACCCACGGAACGCAGACGGTGAAACCGGTGTTTTTCATGTCCGGGATGCACGACGTGGAGCGGAACTGGTCCCCGTTCGAGTACCGGGGTCGTCTCGCGTTCGTGTACTGCTTCGATCCCCTCGTCATACTCATCTGCGACTCGGACACCGGTAAGTGTTCGGTGATCAAGGGGACGACGCCCTGTGCGACGAAAGGGTTAGTCCTCAAGGGTCGGTGCAACCTGCACGATCGCGGTGAATTTTACGAAGGCTTCGCGCGCTCTAAACACAACGGTAAAGAGTTGGCGCACCTCGTAAAATTCACGAAAAAACTAGAGTTGTGGAACGTGTCCGAACCGGTGATGCACGAGGACGCGGAGAGCGACGACGTGCAGGTTCCCCTCGCGTCTTGGGTGGAGAAGGACGCGGTGTACGTCACCGCGCGCATCGGAGACGCTCCGGGGTGCGTCATCTCCAAGTACTGCGAGAAATCGTGGTCACAAAAAGTCAGGGACATGCTCAGTAAGTAAACGTGGCGACGGGGCTCGCGTCCTCCTCGATGGATTCCACCTGCCCCTCCGAGCTGGACGTCATGTACTCGATGGAGAGGGAGTAACTGTAATCCGTGGTCCCAGCCTGTGTGGGCTCCATCACAACCTTCGTGGGCGTGGTCGTCACCGTGGACGACCACGCGTACGGATTCGTCTCGTACCCGAATTTGTTGAACGTTCCGATCTGAATGTCCTGTGCCGTGCCCCCACCGGATTTCTTCCCCCCCTGCATCTCCAAGACGAGGGTGGAGACGTTGGAGTATCCCTCCACCAACTGTGCGATGATTTTCGCGTAGAAGACGTCCGAAGTGAAGACGACCCCGATGTTGGAGTTGGTCATCGTGCTCGCGTATCCGTACTTTTTGTAGGGCACGGTGTCGAAGTTCACGACGGTTCCACCGTGGATGACCGCGTTGTTGGACACGGTGATGTTGGAGGAAAACTCCGGGTCGAGGAGGTCTGATTTGAGGTTGATGTTCGATTCGAGGATGGAGATGTTGGCGATGTTTGACAAGTACTGCCCGTCCCCGTAAAACTGATTCGCGTGCACGTTCCCGGTCGCCGAGATCCCGGTCGCGTTCGACAGTTCGATGGTGAGGGTGGACGTGTTCCCACCGTTGGTGACCTGTTCGAGCGTCTGAATCTTCGTCAGTAAGTTTGTCGGATCGATCTTTTTCATGTCGTTGTTCTCGTCGTTCACGTACACGTAGTTGAGGTCTCCGTTCGAGGTGACGATTTGGGCGTTCGGGATGTCGTTCGCCCGACCCACACCGGTGACGAAGACGATCCCGTTCGTGTCCTTCTTGATGCAGATGCCGATGTTTTGGATGAGATCCGGATTCGTCGTGTCGTACGGTTTCACGTTCGAGAGACCTCCCGGGGTGGTGTTGGAGACGTAGAGGGTGTCGCCCTCGTTGAACGCGCTCGTGTCCACGTTGTTCACCTTGCCGTACGCCACGGCGTAGCCCTCGTTCCCGGTTGTCACGTTTTCGGACATGAGACCGATGGCGGGCATGGTGACCGGAGAATCCGATTGCGCCAAAGCCACGTTCGCGACGTTGGTGTTCCAACTGTTGTAGATGTACACCGCCTTACCTCGGTCCAGTTGGGAGCCCGTGTTGTTGTGCACGCGGATGTAGTTCTTGATGCCCATCTCCTCGTTCACCCAGTTGGAGCCGTCGTACACCAGGGCTTCGTTCGTGGCGGGATTCTCGATCTCGACGTTGGAAAGTTGGTCGAGTTTCACCACGACGTTCGCCGTGAGGTCGGTGGTCAATGCGGTGGTCGGGTTTTCGAAACTGACAACCTGGTCGGTGGTGTTCCCACGCTCGGTGACTTCTTGGAGATTGGTCGCCAAGTTGGAGAGGAATCCACCGTCGCCGTAGTACGCCTCCGCGTTCGCCGACCCGAAGACGTCCAACACGTTGCTTCCGGTGTGGGTCCCCCCGTTCACCACCAACTTATACCCGAGGCTGATGTTCCCGGTGGAACTGTCCGCGACGAGGGTGTCGTCCTTCCAGTTTCCAGAGTCCACGCTCGGGTCCCTCACGGTGATGTAGAAATCGTCTCCGGAGTTCCTCCCGAAGGCAGCGCGAGACACGTCGTTGTTCGCGAAAGTCACGGTGGAGAATCCCCCGTCGGTGTCGTTGAGGAAGATGTCCGGCTCCACGGAGTCTATCCGGAGTGCGCCGACGCCGTCGTTGAGGGAACCGGCGGTGAGTTGGAGGGGTGGCGTCGAGGTGTTCAAACTATTGAAAGATAGGGTCTGCAGCCCCTGAATGGTGGACACGTTGAGGGTGTGGGCGTTCGCGTTCCCGTGCACGTCCAGTTCGAAGAGGGGCGCGTTCGTGCCTATCCCCACGTTCGATCTCGAGACGTCGACCACGAAGGTGTCGGTGTCCACGGTGACGTCACCGGCGACTTCTAAACCGGTGTTATTGATGAGTTTCAAATCGTTCGCGGTGAATTGAGCGATGATGTTCATGTACGAATTGTTTTGCACCGCCACCTCGACGATCCCGTCCTCGGCGTTCAATCCCGCGTCGCCGATTTTCCCGGTGATTTTCGCGTAGTCCACCTGATCTCCGTTGTCGTTCTCCCCCGTGAATTTAATCTCTCCGATGTAGTCCCCGTTCGCGGGCGTCGCGCTGTTCCTCCACATGACGAGTTCCGGTCCGGCGGCGCTTCCCCCGTCCGTGGATTCCATCGTGATGCCGGTCGTCGTGAGGGCGCCCACGTTGGCGCTTCCGTGGACATCGAGCCCGGTGGACGTCAATTCTCCATACACGTGCACGGCGAGCGCGTTGGCTTCGTCCGGGACGAGATCCGTCGAGCTCGGGTCACTGAGGGTGTGTCCAATCATGAATTCGGATTCGTTGCCCCGGTAACCGATACCCACGTTCGAGGACGGTCGAGTCATGATGATGCCCATGTCCAAGGTGTCGGAGACGTTGTTGTTCGCCAATTCGATGATGGCGTCGTTCACGATGGTGTTCTCGGTGGTGAGTTGAGTGACCGAACCCTCCACGATGAGGTTTCCGGAGACGTTCACGTCACCGTCGACGGTGAGGAGGGAGGACCCAAAGGTGAGGGCGGCGCTGTCCGTGAGTTCGTTGTCATCGCCCACGAAGACGATCCGGGTCGCGGTCAAGTCTGACATGAAAATGTTATTACTCACGGTAATGTTGGAATCGAAGGTGGGGTCGAGCAAATCCGCCTTATCGCTCTCGAGCGTGCTCACCCTCGCGGCGTTGTCCGACAAGTCGGTGCTCACCACGTCAATCCTGGAGGAGTTATCGGCGAGATCGGTCTCGAGGGTGGACACCCGGGCGCTGTTGGAGGACGCGTACGTCTCGAGGGTAGTTACCCGGGCGTTGTTGTCTGCCAAATCGGTCTCCAAGGTGGACACCCGGGCGTTGTTGTCCGCCAAGTCGGTCTCCAAGACGGATATCCGGGCGCTGTTGGAGGACGCGTACGTCTCCAAGGTGGACACCCGGGCGCTGTTATCCGCCAAATCGGTCTCCAAGGTGGACACCCGGGCGTTGTTGTCCGACAAGTCCGTCTCCAAGACGGATATCCGGGCGCTGTTGGAGGACGCATACGTCTCGAGGGTGGACACGCGGGCGTTGTTATCCGCCAAATCGGTCTCGAGGGTGGACACCCGGGCGTTGTTGTCCGCCAAGTCGGTCTCCAAGACGGAGACCCTCGCGCTGTTGGAGGAGGCGTACGTCTCCAAGGTGGACACCCGGGCGTTGTTATCCGCCAAGTCGGTCTCGAGGGTGGACACCCGCGCGTTGTTGTCCCCGAGGTCGGTCTCTAACACGGAGATTCTCGAGGCGTTGTCCGCTAAATCCGTGACCACGAGGGTGACGTTCGCGGTGTTGGAGACGTTGGCTAAGTATTGCCCGTCCCCGTAGAAGACGCCCGCGGTGACGTTTCCGGCGACGAGGGCGTTTCCGGAGAGATCCAACCCGGTGGGATTCGTGAGAACGATGGTGATGTCTGACTCTGCCCCGTTTTCGGTGAGGTCTTGGAGGGTGGAGGAAATGTTAGACAAAAGACCACCGTCACCGATGAAACTGTTCGCGGTGACCACGCCGGGCTCGCTGATGAACACGTTGGCGCCCACGTTCAGGGTCTGATCTAAGAAGAGCGACCCCATGATTTCCACATTCATCACCCTGCTCTCGTCCACGCTCAAATTTGTCGTGGAGTGGGCGATGACGAGTTTCTCGTCCACCCCTTTGTAGGCGACGATGACGTTCGCGTTCGGGCGATTGAGTCGCAGACCCACATCGGTGGCGCTCACGGAGTTGTTGTTCGCTAGGTCCAAGACCGGGTCGTCGATCTTCACCTCTGTGGATTTCACGTACGTGACTTCTCCTTGGACGATCAAGTTCCCGGTGACGACCGTGGCGTTCGCCTCGAGTGTGAGCGCCCCGGAATCGGTCTTGACCTTCGGTGTGGTGACGTCGGTGGTGTAGATGCCGTTGTCGGCAAAGTTTCTGATGGAAATCAAATCTCCGTCGTGCTTGGCGAAAATGTTGGATCCTATGGACAGGGCGTACACCGGGGAGTACGGGTTCGTGTTGCTCACGCCGAAACCGTTCGCGCTGTACAAGGTGCCGAAGACGTGCACGTTGAGGTCACGGGTTTCGTCCGGGACGAGGGTGAGCCCTTCCGGACCGTCGTTGGTGTGGGCGATGATGAACTCATCGAGGGTGTTGTTGTACCCGAACGCGACGTTCATTCCGGGTCCACCAGACATGCAGATCACACCGGAATCCGTGGCACCGGGGTTACCGATCCCTAAAATGGGATCTTGGATGAAAACCGTGTTCGATTCGAGGTACGTCAGATTACCGTACACTTGGAGATTCCCGTAGATGGACGTGTTCCCGGTCATTTTGTTTTTCCCATTGTTGTTAAACTCCGTGCCCTCGGCGAAGAGTTGGGTGGCAAACAATTTTCCATTCACTTCGAAGACGTTTCCGGTTTCTATCGCGTTCGTGTTCACCCCGACTTTCCCGAGGGTGATGAGGGACACGTCCGTGTTCGTGAATTGTATGGTGTTGCTCGTGACGTTCCCGTAATCGGAGACGTGTTGGAGGGTGATGTTGGAGATCCCACCTCCGTCTCCGGTGACTACTCCGGTGAACACCGGGTTATCGATGGGCGCCTTCAATATCTCGAGCGTGCTCACCCTCGCGGCGTTGTCCGTCAAATCGGTCTCCAGGACGGACACCCGCGCGTTGTTGTCCGCCAAATCGGTCTCGAGGGTGGACACCCGCGCGTTGTTGTCCGCCAAATCGGTCTCCAATACGGTGACCCGCGCGTTGTTGTCCGCCAAATCGGTCTCCAAGACGGTGACCCGGGCGGCGTTGTCGGTGGTGTCCGTCTCGAGGACGGAGACGCGCGCTGCGTTGTCGGCGGTGTCCGTCTCGAGGGTGGACACGCGCACGGCGTTGGAGGCTAAGTCCGCCGTGTTGACGGAGATTCTAAAACTGTTATCTAAGAGGCGACTGCTGAGCACGGAAATCCTGGAACTGTTATCGGCGAGGTCGCTCTCCAAGACCTCCACCCGCGCGGCGTTGTCCGAGGTGTCCGTCTCCAAGGTTGCGATCCGGAGCACGTTCGAGGCGTGGTAGGTGTACAAGGTTGACAACCGGAAAGAATTGCTATTGACGTCGGTGCGGAGGGACGTTACCCTCGAAGAATTGTCCGCTAAGTCGGTGGTGTTCGTGGAGATACGGCTTGAATTATCCGCCAAATCCGTGGTGTTCGTGGCGATGCGACTGGAGTTGTCGTCGAGGTTGGTCTCGAGGGCGTCTATCCGGAGCACGTTCGCGTTCAACTCTTCGTCCGTGGCGATGTTTGACAAGTACTGCCCGTCCCCGTAGAACACCCCGGCGGTGAGGGCGTTGGACACGGTGAGGTCCCCGTACACGTGCACGTTCAAGACGTTCGCCTCGTCGGCGAGGACGTACCTATCGGTCGCGGTGTTTTGCGTGTACGCGAGGATAAGTTCATCGGTGCCCTCGACGTAACTGACACCCACGTTCTGTCCACCGGGTCTGTTCATGATGAGACCCAGATCGAAGAGGAAACTCTGGTCGGTGTTGTTCCTGCCGAGTTCGATGAGCGGGTCGCTCACGCTCAGCGTCGTGGATTCCACGAAGGTTGTATCCCCGGTCGCCACCAAGTTACCCTCTATCCGCACACCCCCGCTCACGACCAACACGTTAGACCCGGTATCGTCCACCCACAAGTTTGAACCCACGCTGAGCGTGTGCCCCGGAGACGCGTTCGCGATCCCGACGGGTCCTGTGGTCACGAGGGAGAGGTCCGCGTTCGACAGGGACACGGTCTCCGAGGTGACGTTTCCGTAGGTGGTGACGCTCTGTAAATTTTGAAACTGGTGCGACGGGTGCCCGCTGTCACGGATCTCCTTCGTCTGGGTGTTGTACACCAGGGTGTTTCCGGTGACGTCATCTCCGTAAGTGATCGGGGCGACATAGAAGCCCGACGTCGAGACGTTGACGACCTCCTCTGTGGCGTTGATGAGGATGGCATTGTCAGCCTGGCTGTCCGGCATGAACCGACCCAAGCGGATCTTTTGAGATCGCTCAACGGTGTTCAAGTTTTTCACCATCTCCTACTCTAATACTATGTAAGATTTTATCGATTATCAATTGGCATACCGAGTGGCGGCGATGCCGTTAAGATACGTGAGAATTTGAAGGTTCACGGCGTATATGTCGTCTGTGAGGATTTCGGTCTCACTGTGAATCTTGAAGGATGAAATCCGGGAACAGTTCAAAGACCCCGACGGTTGAAGGAGGGAGGTTTGCATACAGAACGGGTACATGAAAATATCCGGAGACGTCACCGTGGACGTGTGATAGTAGTGGGTGACGTCCATGAAATTCGGTCGCGCCCACTTGAACGGGGAGAGATCGGTGCCGTTGATGGACAACTTGATCTTGTTCGTCGTGGACTTGAGGGAACTCGACAAGGTGTTGCTCGACGCGATGAATTTGACTGGGTGCGAGAAAGTCAACTCTTGAATCGTGTCGTTGGCTGCGATGTTCTTTTGCACTTGGAAGATGAGTTGGTGTTTCTCCTTCGTGGTGTCGGAGAACACGGCTCTCTCCTCGTCACCAAGGTAGTACATCTGGGAGAAGCACTGCCACTTGTAGTTGGCGGCGTTCGGTCCCCACCGGATTCGAAGTTCGACGTTGGAGTACGGGATGGCGCACAAGATGAGCGCCGTGGACGGTTGTTCGCAGAACGCGAAGCGCAGGGGAAAGAAGTAACTCGAAGAGGACGAACCGGGGTGGGGACCGTTTGAACTCTTCGAGACGTTTCCGGCGAAGAGATCGACGGCGATGTTTTCCATGAAATCGGACGTCTGCTCGTCTATCACGACCCCTCCCACGACGAGCTCGATGCTTTTGATGAGTGTGGTCCACGCGTGCGTACTCGAATCCTGGGCGGCGGTGCCGTCGTCGATCGTAAAGTACGTGTACCCGAGGAGGTCACCGGTTTTTTGAATTTGAATTGTGCTCAAGCCGTTAGCGGTCACGGCACCGGTGATTTTTTGTTCCTCCACGAGTTGGGAAAAATTGGAGTGTTTCCTCCAAACCTGATTGAAAAAAGAAACGCCCGTCTCGGCGCTGCCATCTGTAATAATCCACTTGTCCTGGATACCTGTGGAGACCAACTGGATTGTTCCGGGTGACATATTTAATTACTATACCTGTAGAAGAATTTTTTTAAATGTTTTGTTTCATACACGTGAAACGAATGACGAGGAAATTGTCCGAGGCGGTGTCCGGATCTTTGATCGTGTTCCCGTCTTGGTCGTAAAGCGTGCACGTGAGTCGATCGATGGACCGGATCGGGTTCACGTATTGCACCGCGCACGGGTAGTTATCACGGAACAGGAAGAGCTGGCTTCCGGCGTCGTGACTGGAAGACTCCGAGACGATGCTGGCGAAGGCACCGCGAACGTTCGCCTTGCTCGCCTCGCTCGCGTCCGAAAGGTCTTTGAACGCCCGATCGTTAAAGTTTGTGTTCAACTCGGTGATGCTCACGTAACAGTGTTCAACTTGCACGTTCGCGTGAATGTGCGCCGCCAAAAGCCTCGCCTGAACGACGTTTCTCAGCGGCTGTTGCAAGTGCACCGTGAAGGTGTTCGCGCTCTGTCCGGAAGTGTCGACGGTGATCGTGTGGAACTCGTATTCCAACTCTGGGACGCCGACTTGCGTGACGTACTTTGCCATATTACTATAGGATTAGATTAAAGTGCCACCGATTCCGTCCTCAATTTCGTAGTCCGCCTGTTCGCGGACCAACTGCTGGGCACCGCAGATTCCACCCGGCTTGAGACCGAGGGTGTACGCGCTGGACTCCTTCTTCGGACCCGGCGCGCACTCGGTGGTGTACGGAAGGTTGAAGAGGGACTTGCCGACGTATTCGCCCGTCTGCTTGATGACGAGGGGTCTCGGGGAGTAGCCGCTGCGCACGACGCTGAGCACCAAGAGGGCGCCGATGATGAGGGCGATCCACGTCAGTGCTTTTTTATTCACACGGTTAAGGTTGAACATCTTATGTAATATCTATGAAGAAAAAAAATTGTTGTGCGTTAAAGGATTCGCACTACTTTCAAAGTAGAGTGTAGTGATGGACGAAGAGATTGAGTTGGAGCGAGACTCCGATGTCATTATGAAACTCAACCCCGAAGAAGAAGCGTTGTACAACGAGATCGAGATCGCGCCCGCCCCTCGCCGGCGCGCCCCGCCTCGACCGACCCCTCGGAGTTTCCGTTCCCGGATGGAACCCGAGGAACCTCAGGAGGGTCTCGATGCGTTCATGAATCCCCACAAGCAGTCGGCACCCCCGCCACCGCCTGATGAGGAGTACCCGGAAGAGATCTACGACGAGGAGGAGGACTACGAGGACGACGACTACCAACAGCAGCAGCAGCAGTTCCGACCACCGCAGGATCAACCGTCGAGTGGGTACAAGAGTGTGGACGAGGAAAAGGCGGACCTGTTGAACAAACTCACCCGCCTGGAAAAGAAGGGGTTCACGATCAACAAAAAGCTCAGCATGTACTCCCCGGTGGAGGACATCCGGAGCGAAGTCAAGAGGATCACCTACAGCATCGAGGTGGACCAGTCCGTGAAGTTTTCCAGGAGAATGCTCATCGCGTGTGTCACCGGTTTGGAGTTTCTCAACGAGAAGTACTCGCCCCTGGACATCCACCTCAAGGGGTGGAGCGAGAGCGTCATGGAGAACATCAACGACTACGATCAGGTGTTCGAGGAGTTGTACGCGAAATACAGGACGAAGATGCAGGTCGCGCCCGAGGTCAAGCTCATTTTGATGCTCTCCGGTTCAGCGATGATGTATCACCTCACGTCTACCATGTTCAAGGCGGCGATCCCGAACGTGAACGACGTCCTCAAGCAGAATCCAGAGTTGGTCAAGAACATGGTGAGCGCGGTTCAGAACACCGCGGCGAACAACATGGCAGCGGCTGCGCCTCCACCGAGCGCGGACGGTAAGTACGAGATGCAGGGACCCGGTATCGACATCTCCAGCCTCATGGGGAACATCATGATGCCCCCGCCGCCGCCGATGTCCACCAGTGCGCCCGCGTACAACCCGGAACCGGAGGCGGGTGTTCCGGATGACGACGACGTCTCGGACATCGTCTCCGAGAAAGGGGACGCGGACGACGACGAGGACCAGGTCAAGGAGGTCAACGTCAAGCCCAAGGCGCGGCGCAGCAGCAGGAAGAAGAAGAATGAAATTAATTTGTAACCTTAATGTATGATTGGTTACTGTCCGTTGGACGAGGAGGAGCCCAGGCAGGTGGTGACAAAGCGACCACCTACCCCACGGGTCATCCGGAGAAGGCAAACACAACCACCCCGTATGGAGGAACACACCGAGTGTAACTACGCGGTGCTCTTCTTCATCGTGGGCGTGGTTGTCTTGGCGTTGTCCGACAACGTCGCAAAATAAAAAATAAAAAATACTACTTTCCATTCCACATCCTGGAATGTAAAATCAGTAACTGAATGTCTGAATCGTTTTCACACTGAGGGTGTCGTACAGGACCGCGGCGAGTTTTCCTTCGCTGTTGCTCGAGATGACTTTGACGTACACGTCGTAATAGTACGATCTCTGGGTCCTACCCTGCACACCCGCGTTGATGGGTCGAAGGTAGACGAAATTCCCAACCGAGGTCGCTTGCGTGGTGACGTTGGGATCCCACGGTTCGGGATTCGTGGGGTTGCCGAACATGTTTTTCGTACCCAGGACTGGGTTGTACGTGGCTTGAGAACCGGAGGAGTGACCACCGGAGACTTCCAAGACCATCGTGCTCACCCGGTTGCCGTTGCTCGCCTCCCGGAGGATCGCCTTCACCTTGGCGTAAAAGTGTCCCTTCCCGAACTGCAGGATGATGTCGCGGGCGCCCGTGCTCGGGAGGTAGAAGGAGGAGGAGTACGATTTACGCGCGACGTTATCGCCATTGAGGATGCAGCCACCGTTGACGTCGAGGGACGTCGCCGGGGTCGGAGTGCCCACACCGAGACCGGCTTGCGCACCGAAATCGATGACCCCGTCGAACTGAATGTTGGACGTCACGCGAAGGTTACCATTGATGAACACGTTGGACACGTTGGGGTCTTTCGGGGACAAGAAAATGTCACCGTCTGTGCCCATTTGAATGTTGGACGTGCCAGCCGGGTAGGTTTTGAATTCGATCATCGCGTTACTCGAGACGTGTTCGATTCGCGGCGTGATGTTGTACGTGTGGAATCCAGTATCCGGGGAAGAAATGTTAATGCCTAATTTGTCGTCTTTTGTAAGATACACATACTCACTCTCAACTCCCCCGTGCGTGGTGCCTAAGATCAACCCGGAAACGTCCGCGTCCGCGTCGCGATACCCACGAACCAACGCCCCGTAGTTGTCGTCGTTCACGATTTGTATCCCAGTGGTGCTCGTGCCGCTTCCGTCCGCCGGGGATTCCACCTTGAGCACGTCGACGTCACCGGAGAGGGTGGTGTATATGTGCACGTTCGTGTCCGGTGTTCCGGTACCGATGCCGACCAGACCCTCGGAATCGATGCGCATGCGCTCGTCGCCGGCGAAGGTGTCGGCACCGATCTGTGTCGTCTTGAAAATCAAATCGTACCCACCCTCGATGGAGTCCACGATGTTGAGGTTCTGCCCGTCGTCGGAGAGCATGTTCATGTACGTCGTCGACAAACGACTCGTGCCGTCGCTCAGGGGTTTCACCAACAGTTCCCCTCGGATGAAGAAAGAGGTGAAATCGCTCGCCACGGCTTCGTCACCGGCGCCCAGGTTCACCAATACCCGCCCTTTGTTTTGACCGAGACCGGAGATGGTCATCACCGGAGTGGACTCGAAGACGATTCCGGAGTCCACGTCGTCCAAAATGTCCGCGTAGACGTCGTCGTCGACTTCGCCTCTGTACACCTGGAACAAGTGCCGACCGGCGACGTGTCGGATGTGGTCTGGACCTCCGGAGACGAAATCGTTACCCTTGAAGAGCAAAAGTTCGGAACGACCGCTGTTGGTGTATTCCCTCTCCTCCAAAAAGGTGTGCTCGAAGTCGTACGACCCGTTCTTTTTGTCGTCGTCGGAGGAGCCCGCGTTGAAGGTGAGACCACCGAAGGAGAGTTTCTGTCCGAGGGTGATGTCGCCGTCCACGGTGAATTTGGAGACCGCGGAGTCCGTGCCGATACCGATGTTGGAGGTGTCCCCGTCGATGTAAAACGCGGTGCTCTCGACGTTCGAGACGGAAAAGACGTTGTTGGTGATCCGGAAATGCTTCTGTCCCCCGTTGGTGTTGTCCACGCCCACCGTCCATCCGAAGTGAAACGGGGCGACTCCCTCGTTGTACACGGCGTAGGAGGTGAAGGCATCACCGTGTGGACCGGCACCGGATTGCACGGTCTCGATCGTCGCGATCGAGTCTTCCCCGGTGTTTTCGTTTTTCACGTAGAGACCGTTTTCGGTGATGTTCTCATTTCCACTCGCCGCGACCTGGAGGGTGCACGTCGGATTCTCGGTGCCGATGCCCACGTGACCGTCGGACCTGATGGTCATCACCCGGATGGCATCGTACGTGCTGTGCGCCAAGTCGATGTCTAGTTTAGTCCGCGAGTTGGTTCCGGAGGCGAATTTGGAGAGTTTAAAGTCTACGCGTTGCCCGTACTCGGAGCCCACGGTTTTACCTTCGCGGCACAGTTGTAACGTGTTCTTAGCGACGGTGTCCGTCTCGTGCGTGTTCGTCGCCACGAGGGGGGCGTCGTGTGTGAACGACCCTCTCTGCACCACCTGTTTGTTGATGAACACCGAAGAGGTCTGACCCCCGTTGGTTTGGAGGATGCCCTCCGGGGTGGTGCTTCCTATGCCCACCCTTCCGGTGTCCGTGATGGTCATCTTCGGCGTCCCCAACCCGGAAGCGCTCGTGACGTTGATGTTGAAACTCTCCCCAGACGTCACCCGGCTCTGGAGGTACGTCCTTCCCGTGGACACCGTGTCGCTGTACATCCGCATGGCGATGTTACCGGTTGAGAAGGCGTTACCGAAGACTAGGGCGTTGGTGTCGGTGATCTGGATGTTCCCACCCACGGTGAGCGCCTGCGTCGGGGCGGTGTTTGCGATGCCCACGTATCCGGTACCGGCGACGCGCACCCTCTCTGCGTTGTTCGTCTTGATGACGACGTTGGAGTCCGCCGAGGTTGAGCCGTGGACTTCCACGGCGCTCACCTTCGAGGCGGTCGGACCTGATTTGAGAATGAGCCCGGTGTAGGCGTTATCCGTGCCGAAATCGTTGGCGTGGACGACGATCTGTCCGGTGCTCTTGATGAATTTCTCCGAGTTCGCGTCGACCCCTCGGGCGCCACCGATGCGAATGCTTCCGTCCACGTGTAAGCTCTCGTTGGCGTTGTACCTGCCCACGGCGAGATTGGAGGTTGCGATGAGATTCGTGGACACCGTGTTCCCGTGCACTACCAAGACGTTGGCGTGGCTGCTACCGGCGTGGGCGTGCAGTTTGTCCCCGATGCAGAGGGAGTGTCCGGCAGCCGGGTTCGTGTTGGCGATGATGACGCGCTCCGATGTGTACAGGTTTGAGAACTGGGCATTTCCGGTGACCTCGAGGACGGTCGCGGCGTCGTCGTCGATCACGACATTCGACCCGAGCAGAATCTGTTCGCCCACGGTGATGTAATTTGCGAAGATGTTCCCGGAGGTGTGGAGCACGTTCGAACCGGTGTCTTCCATGTAAAGGTTGGACCCGAGGGCGAACTGGTGGTAGGGATTCGTGTTAGCGATGCCAATGTTCGAGTCTACAAACTGTTTTCCTAGGACGTGCACGTTGACATCGGTGCTCTCCGCCAAGATTTCCACGAAATCCGGACCGGCTTGGGTGAGACCGAAGACGAACTCCGGGGGCACAGACGTGACGGAGTCGTGGAGGTAGCCCACGAACGCGTTCGCTTGGTTGTACTGGTGAAAGAGCACCGCCGTGTCTTGCAAATTCGTCGCCCCGACACCGACTTGAATCACCGGATTCTCCACCGCGAGATTCGTCGGTTGCGTGTACGTCGCGTAATCGGTAATCTCCAAGTTCCCTGTGATCTTCACGTTCCCGCTAATCTCCACGAGGGAATCCACCATCTGCACGTTCCCGGTGAGCGCCATCACCGTCGCCCCGGTATCGTTCAACTCGATGTTCGAACCGAACGAGAGACCGTCGATGGCGGTCACCTTGGACGCGATCAGGTTCCCGCTCACGGTCATCATGTTGTCGTTATCGGTGGGATCGATGACGACCGTTCGCAACCCGGAACCAATCGTCGCGGACGTCGCCGTGAGTTTGCTCATCGCCACCCCTCCGGTGACGTTCACCGGGCTCGTCGGGTTGTTGACGTCCACGAAAAAGACGCGACTTCCGGTGGTGTTGAAGACGTCTATGGCGTATTGGGGGGCGTCGTTGTTGATGGCTATCTGTGGAACGAACAACACGTCGTGAAGTTTCGTGCGCTTCTTCACTTCGAGAGCAATTTGGTCCGTCCTCAAGTCATCCATGAACAAGTTCGAACCCATCTCGAAGTTGTGTGTCGGATCCAGTGCCCCGGCGAGACCGATGTTCGAGGTGAACACATTACTTGCCTCGAGATCACCGGTGAAGATATTTTCGATCGTTCGCACCTCGTTCTCCACGTTCTGTGGGTCGAGACGAGCGAGGTAGATCTGATCGAACTTACCCGTGTTACCGATGATAGGCATCTCTACTTAATAATTAGAAAAAGATAATTACCAGTTACGCGCCAAACTTGAGTCCGGCGAGACCACCCTCGATGTGGAGAACGTTCCACGACAGGGCGAACACCCGAAGGTCGTTGTCGTTCGCCTTGACCGTGACCCCGGCTGCGGCGATGGCGTTCGCATCCACGCGCTCGTCCCCGAGTTCGACCCCTCTCAGATTGAGTCGGGCTGAATCAAGTCTCGAAAAGTTCACAGACCCGGAGTTCACGTACTGGTCCGGTTTCGTACAGAAGTGGTACGCGTAGTACCGGGTGTAGAATGGGACCTGGGAGGACTCGTCGTATTGGATGACCCCGTACCTGCTGCTGTAGTAGTTTTGGATGGTGTGGAAATACATCGGGGACATGTTTTCCAGGACGACCTGTCCGTTGAGCATGATGTCCGCTTCCCGGAAGGTGAACCGGTCGTTGACGTCGTCCTCTTGGAGCGCGCGAACGCCCCAGAAGATCGACCGGACCGGGTGATTGAACTGTCCGATGTCCACGGCGTTGTCCCCGCCACCGCCCGCGCTGTTGTCGGAGACGTAGTCGAGCCCGGTGGACAGCGTTTGCAATTGACTCACGATGAAATCCATCGGTCGGTTGATGAGGTCTTCTCGCTCGGTGGTGTCGAGATAGATGAAATTCGCGTAACATTTGATGTTTCTTTGCGCGCTCGTGAGGGTGGACACGTACTCCTGGTCGAGGGTGATCCGGATCTCCACTTGGTGGAAGGCGAGGGCGCAGATCGGGAACGCGGCGCCGCCGTCGCAGAAGAAAAAGTGCATGGGCACGAATCCTTCCGTGGTTTGAGACACCTTGTTGTTGATGTGTTGGGACTTGGTCCACGTGTCGGCGAGGTAGGTGTTGTAGATGTCCGTGAGGTACTCGTACGGTTGGCTGTCCACCTTGACCCCACCGATGTAGAGGTCGATGGTGCTCCCGACGAAAAACTTGGTCGCCGCTGACGGTCCCTCGAACCACACCGCGTTGACCATGTCCCCCCACACCGGGATGACGATGTTCGTGTCATTGTCGTTGATCGTCTTGATCAATTTCGGGGCTTGGGCAAAGTTGGTGTGACGCTTAAATTTCGTGCGCCACAGGGACGAGTCTAACTGGTCGCTGTTCAGGTACGCGTCCTGAACGCCCTTGCTCACTAAGGAAACGATGGCTCCACTCGAAGACATTCCTATTACAATAAGTCACATTTAAATTTTAAATAGAAATCCACCCGGTAACTCCTCGGTCTTCTCAACAGCCTCCTTGCCGTAAATCTTGAACCCACCCGCCTTGTACACCTTGAGCCTCTTGTAGTACATCGCCGTGAAGATGCTCCACTCGTCTTTGATGTCGTAAATGTGGGGGTTGTTTTGCTTTCCGGCGGTCTCTCGCATGACCCGACCGATGCTCTGCACGATGTCCGACTTTGGGGAGGCGAGGATGACCGTGTCCAGGGCTGGAATGTCCAACCCCTCGTGGGCTTGTGAAAAAGTGGCGAAGATGATTTTTTTCGTCGAAGACTCCTCGAGGTCCTGCCTCTTCATCCCACCCATGTACAACCCGGAAGACTTCGGGAAACACTGGTGCAACATCTCGCAGTGTCCACGGCGTTCGCTCAACACCAACAACCGCCGGGTCCCCGCCGAGGCTTTCTTGATGAGTTTCACCAACATCTGGTTCCGGTCCCTCAATTCCACCAGACAGGTCACCATGTTCGGGAGGGAAATCTTCCCGTTTCGCATGCACGGAGGGGGATTCCGGAACATGTCGTGTTCGTACACCACCGGGAAGACCTCCACCCCGTCTTGGTTTTTCCTCTCCACGGCGAAAAAAGTGGGACCCATGAACCAGTGAAGGACCTTCGTGAGCCCGTCTTTCCTCTCCGGGGTCGCCGAGAGACCGTAGATGTGCTTCGGACACATCTTGAACAGACTCTGGCTGAACACCTTGGCACAGATGTGGTGCGCCTCGTCCACGATCACCGTGCCCACGGAATCGAAATCCCCGAAGTCGTACTCCTTGAGGGAGAGGGATTGGAGCATGGCGATGACGAAGTCGCACCCCTCGATCTCCATCTTCTTTTGCTGCACCCTCCCCACCTTGGCACCCGGACAAAACTGATGGATTCTCTCCTCCCACTGGTTGGCTAAAAA